ATCGAAGTATTGGAGGCGAGGTATGGCAAGTGAAACCATTGCTTACAGTCGCAATGACATACGCGATATTCTCAAGGCTTTCAAAGTTATGGATGATCAAGCGACTGAAGAGGCAAGAATTCAATCTGCTGCTTTGGCGACATACGCAGCTGAAGAAATTAAAACAGCGGCTAGAGGTCGAACAAAATCAAGCAAGGTTGCGCAAAGAGTTGCGGATGGCGTTAGCATTTCAAAGTCCAGCAAAATCGGTGAATTCAAATATGGTTTCGCAAGACAGAAATTTTCAGGTGGTGCTACTACACAAAGCCTATGGGGTGGCGTTGAGTTTGGTTCAAATAAATTCAAACAGTTCCCTAGTTATTCAGGAAGGCAAGGTCGTGGATCTCGCGGATGGTTCATTTATCCAACGCTTCGCAGAATTCAGCCTGAATTGATTAGCAAGTGGGAAGCAGCATACAATCGCATTCTAGATAAGTGGGCATAAGTGGCAAGAGATACCAGAACCCTATCGCTTAAGATCCTTGCGGATATTGATGATCTTAAGAATAAATTAAATCAAGCTGATAATGCCGTTGAAACTAACAGCGAAAAGATTTCAGCATTTGGAAAAAAGGCTGCTGCTGCATTTGCGGTCGCTGCTGCTGCTGCCGTTGCCTATGGCACTAAATTAGCCATTGATGGGGTCAAGGCTGCAATAGAGGATGAGCAAGCACAACTTAGGTTAGCCAATGCTTTAAGAGAAGCCACAGGGGCAACTGAGGGTCAAATCAAGGCAACTGAGGATTTCATTCTTCAAACTTCTCTAGCCACAGGTGTTGCTGATGATCAACTTAGACCAGCAATGCAGAGATTGGCAGTATCAACTAAAGATACTGAAGAAGCACAAAAATTATTAAGTCTTGCTTTGGATATAAGTAAAGGTTCAGGAAAAGATTTAGAGCAAGTTGCAGCAGCATTAAGTCGCGCCCATGATGGGCAATCAACTGCTCTTGGCAGACTGGGCGTTGGTTTATCAGCTGCTGAACTTAAAACAATGTCTTTTACAGATATTCAGACAAAACTATCCGATCTTTATGGTGGCGCAGCAGCTACAAACGCGGAAACTTTTCAAGGAAAGATTGATCGATTAACAGTTGCATTTGATGAGGCTAAAGAAAGTTTAGGAACAGCATTGCTTCCATTTGTTGAGCAGTTTATTACATTCCTAAGTGAAAAAGGTATTCCAACGCTTAATGGATTTATTGCAGGATTAACAGGCGATGAAGGTTTAAGTGCAGCATTGACAGAAACTCAAAGAGGTGCTGAGAGTTTTGGTAAAGCAATTGCAGCTGTTGCTGGAATAATCTCTGGATTTATTACCTTTGTAAGAGAAGCAATTGGCTTACTAGTTGAGTTTGCAAATCAAGCAATCAGACTTGTGAACATTATTAAACCCGGAGCTGATGTTGGCTATATTCCAAATCCATCATTGACTGGCACAATGTTAGGACAATCAAATCGTTCATCATTGCCTAATGGCGGTTATACAACAGGCGGTGGAGTGACAAATATAACTGTTAATGCTATTGATGGCGAAGGTGCTGCAAGAGCTGTGGCAAGTGTGCTTAATCAAAGCGCAGCAAGATCACAGGGATTGTTAGTCGGAACAACAGTAGGTAGATAATGACTGCTTGGTCACCAGTTTGGAAACTTACAGTTGCAGGTGTTGATTACACAAACATTGCAATAAGTGATATTCAGCATCAGGCTGGTAGAACAGACATTTACCAGCAACCTAACCCTTCTTACATTCAGGTTAGTTTTGTTGCTTTATCTGGTCAAACATTACCATTTGATATAAACGATAGTTTAAGTCTGCAAGTTAAAAATACATCTGGGACTTATGTTAATTTGTTTGGTGGGGATATTACAGATTTAACTGTGAGTGTTGCTCAGACTGGAGCAATTTCAACTGTTGTTCAATACTCAGTCCTTGCAATGGGATCACTTGTTAAATTAACAAAAGAGTTATATGCAGGAACAATCTCACAGGATGAAGATGGCAACCAAATCTATGATCTATTGTCCAGTGTATTGCTTGGCTCTTGGAATGATGTGCCAGCAGCTTCAACATGGGCAACTTATTCAGCAACTGAAACATGGGCTAATGCTCAAAATCTAGGACTTGGTGAGATTGATCAGCCTGGTCTTTATACAATGGAAAATAGAGGAGCTGATGTAGATACTATTTTTAACATTGCTCAACTGATAGCCAATTCAGCATTTGGATATTTATATGAGGATAATGCTGGAAATATCGGTTATGCCGATGCAGATCATCGTCAAAATTACTTATTGACCAATGGCTATGTTGATCTTGATGCTAACCATGCACTAGGTCAAGGACTTAGCACAATTACTAGATCAGGTGATATCCGAAATGATATTTACATAAACTATGGCAATAACTTTGGCTCACAGAAAACTGCAACCTCAACAACCTCAATTGCGACTTATGGCTACAAAGCCGAAAGTATTCAATCAGTTCTTCACTCAGCTGTAGATGCTCAAGCTGTAGCAGATCGATATATTGCGCAACGAGCATTCCCACAACCAGCATTCCAAAGCATTACCTTCCCAATCACAAATCCAGAGATTGATGATAGTGATCGGGATAATCTGCTAGGCGTATTCATGGGGCAACCTCTAAACATCCAAAACCTACCTGCTCAAATTTCATTAGGTGAGTTTGAAGGATATGTTGAAGGCTGGTCATGGAGCACTAGGTTTAACGAATTATTCCTGACAATAAACTTGTCGCCTGTGGCATATAGCCAAGTGGCGATGAGATGGAATACCACACCAATTACAGAGGCATGGAACACTTTAAGCCCAACATTGACATGGGAATACGCTACAATCGTAGCCTGAGATAAAGGACAATATGGCAACCACTACCAATTATGGCTGGACAACACCAGATGACACCGCTCTGGTTAAAGATGGCGCAGCTGCTATTCGCACGCTTGGTTCATCTGTTGATACAACAACAAAAGCATTAAACCCATCAACAACTCTTGGCGATATTGAATATCGTTCATCAACTGCAAACACAAACACAAGGCTTGGAATTGGTAGCACAGGAAATGTGCTTACTGTTGCTGGCGGAGTGCCAAGTTGGGCTGCACCTGCTTCTGGTGGAATGACTTTAATAAGCACTACAACTTTATCCGGCGCATCAACTACTATAAGTTCTATTCCAGCAACTTACATTCATTTGCAATTAGTAATCAGAGATTGGTTGCCAAGTGGTGATGATAGTTATATGCAAATTAGGTACAACAATGATTCAAGTAATAATTATAGAAATTTAACTTCTAATACCTTAGATAATAATGCTCTATCTTTTAACGAAAGTTGGTTGCCTTGCAATACAGACAATGACAATAGCGTTGCTGAAGGCATTTCTATATTTAACATATATGATTATGCAAATACAACAACTTGGAAACTTGCTAGCATGAATGCAATTTCCGTAAATGCAACAACTACTACACAATTGAATGCAAGATTTAGACCAATATTGGCTTACAATCAAACTGCTGCTATTAGTAGATTAGATTTTTTTACAGGTGGAACTTTTACATCAGGCACAGTTTTACTTTATGGGGTGAAATAATATGGCAAAATCAACTAGACCAACAATCAGAATTCACAATATAGAAACTGATGAAATAATCGATCGTGAAATGACTAACGATGAGTTTGCTCAATATGAAATTGATCAAGCAAAATTGGCAGCACAAAAAATTGAAGCTGAAACTAAAATTGCCGAAAAGCAAGCATTACTTGATCGTTTAGGTTTAACTGCCGATGAAGCAAAATTGTTACTTGGCTAATGAAGGCTTGGTTATCTAAAGCTGCTGTTCAGTTAAGAGAGCAAACTGATGACTGCTTCCCTGATCGCAAGCGTGCCAGCGATGGGTGGATTGGTGATGCTCGCCATTCAGCCAGAATCAGTCAGCATAACCCGAATGAACAGGGTGAAGTATGCGCCATCGATATTGACGCTCGCCTTTCTGACCAAGAAGGAATTAGTTTCGATTTGGCAGATCAGATTCGACTCACAGCAAAAAAAGATAAGCGTATTCTGTATGTAATCCATGCTGGCAAAATTGCTAGTGCTAAATCATTTTGGAAGTTTATCAAGTATCGTGGGATTAATCCCCATCACCGACATATTCATATTTCATTCAAACCAAATCAAACAGGCGAGTTCTTTAATATCCCACTACTAGGAGGCAAATAATGAAACTAACCAACAAACATAAGGCAGCAATCAAGTCATATTTAAGAGCTGTTGCAGCTAGTGGTATCACAGTCTTATTGGCAATCGTTGCTGATATCAGACCAGAACTTGCAATCCTTGCTGGTGCGTTAATAGCACCTCTTGCAAAAGCAATTGATCCAAGTTCAGGTAAAGAAGCTGATTATGGCGTTAATGCTAAATGACAGTCGAATCTTGGGTCGCTATCGTCGTTGGCGTATGCGCCGTATCAACCAGTTTATTAGTGGGTCTGCGCTTTCTTATTAAATCGTACTTATCTGAACTTAAACCCAATTCTGGCAGCTCGATCAAAGACCAGATTTCAAGATTAGAAACTCAAAGTTTGCAATTGCAACAGCGTGTTGATGATCTGTTTGTCTTAATCAGTAAGCGATAATTTATTTTATGGCGAACACACGAAAACCTATCAAACGCAAAAAGATCAATCGTCGCGTAGTTCGCCACTCTCCTGAACCATTATCAAAAATGGATCAACATTACTTGGCTTTACATTCTTGCTACACAGCTGCAAGGAAAGCAGGATTTTCGCCTGAGCACGCATTTTGGCTTATGACGGAAGTAAAAACATTTCCGAATTGGGTCGTAGGTGATGGTGGGATTATTCCTTCCATAGATCCAACTGATGATGAGGATGACGATTAAGGCTAACCGTAAGTATCTTGTAACGCCTGACCTGCAAATTCCACTACACCATCCAAAAGCGGTGTCTAACCTAATTAAAATGGCAAGGCGTGAGAAGTTTGATTTTGTATTAAATGTTGGTGATGAAATGGATCTTGGCAGTCAATCGCGTTGGGCAAAAAACACCAAGTTAGAGTTTGCAGAAACGCTTGATGAAGAAAGAAAACTCGGTCAAGAAATTCTTTACGATTTAGGCACGACAGATATAGTCAGATCAAATCATACGGATCGCATTTATCAAACATTGCTTAAAGGTGCGCCATCACTTATTGGATTGCCAGAATTAGATTATGCCAAGTTTATGGATTTTGCTGGATTGGGTATTCGGTTTCATAAGAGAGCTTACGAGTTTGAAAAGGGTTGGCACTTGGCTCATGGCGATGAGGGCAACATGTCTAAGCACGCAGGTATAACAGGGCTTAATTTAGCCAAGAAATGGCATTCTAGCGTGGTTTGTGGGCACTCGCATAGGCAGGGTGCAGTTAGGCATCAAACTGGCTTAAACGGGCGTTATTCAACGATTTGGGGCATAGAGGCAGGACACCTCATGGATATGCGTAAAGCCTCTTATCTTAAATACAATTCAGCCGACTGGAACATGGGCTTTACCGTGTTGAGTTTTGGCAATAAAGGACATCAAGTAGAGCTGATTCCAGTAAATCATGATGGCAGTTTTACATACAATCGAAGGACTTATGGGGCTTGAAACCGACTATCGGGATCGTTCGATTGATGATCATATCGATGAATTTGAAAATATTGGCGTTATCTAATCGTTATAGAACACGCCGAAAGTAATTAAACAAAGGTCATTGCTTTAAGTCATACTTTATGTATTCACAACCGTTGTGGATATGTAAGGGAGCGACATGATAGAAACATCAGCAGCTTGGATAGTGCTTTATTGCATTCTGGGTTATTTCATCGGTTGGGGCATTTACTCAACAATTAAAGATAACGCATTCCAATCAGGATATTGGAAGGGTCGTAAAGATGGTTACGACATGCACCGCAGGATCACAGATGCCAAGCGAGATCAAGTATTTGATTATGACAAAAACTGAAACCCTGTTGAATGAAGTCATTGCTACGATGCAACAGCGCGGAGGTGTCTATGGACATCCAGCAATTAATCACAAACGAATTGCGGATTTATGGTCTGCATATCTTGACTACCCAATCACACCGCACCAAGCTGCACTATGCATGGCACTCGTCAAGGTTTCTAGGCTTACTGAAACTCCAGATCATTACGACAGTATCAAAGACTTCATTGCCTATGGTGCTATCTATAAAACTGTGCTCGATGCAGTCCAAGACGCTGAATTCGGTTGGGAGGATAAGTAATGTTTAATCTACAGGATTATGAAACCGTTGAAACAAGATTGGAGAAATGGCATGGACAATACCCAGATTCCAGAGTGGAAACAGAACTTATCGAGGCATCAAACACTCGATTCATTGTATTTTGCAAATTATTCAAAACGGAAGCAGATGCCAAGCCGTGCGCCACTGGTCTCGCTTTTGAAACAATTACAGAGAAGGGTGTTAATAGCACTTCTGCATTGGAAAATTGTGAGACTTCAGCGATCGGTCGTGCACTCGCAAATGCTGGTTTCGCAGCTAAAGGTAAACGCGCTTCAAGAGAAGAAATGGCTAAGGTAAACAATCAGCCAAATCAATACGAGAAAAAACTTGCAGAACGCAGATACTCACCACCGGCAACAAGATCAGCAGCTGTGGAAGATGCTCTTAGAGCAAGTTTTGCAGTTGAAAATAAAGAAGCTGATCCGCAGCAATGGACAGTTAGCGAAGTTGTAGATTCAATTGGATCATCAACACCTAATGAACCACCTGCTTGCGAGCATGGTCATATTCTTAAAGAAGGTATCTCTAAAGGAGGTAAGCCATATTATGGTTATGTATGCAAAGCAAAGCAATGCGATCCTAAATGGGCAAAACTTACAGCTAATGGTAAATGGTATTTTGAAGGAGGTGAATAAATGGGTGAAATGATAATGATTGATGGCTCTGGTTTAACTGCTACTTTTACAGATAACGGAGTTAAGGTAGAACCATCAACAATTTATTGTGATACATGCAACGATGACAGATTACTTCATGAGGGCGATCTGCTTCGATGCTATTCCTGTCATTCAATCAATCGAATTCCATAATGCCGAATTACGAATTCATGTGTGTCAATGAGGGAACGACGATTATAGTCGATCTTCCAATGGATCATAAAATCCCTCATTGTCAACTATGTGGTAAACAATTAAGGCGTGTCTATTGTGCTGTTCCAGCAATCTTCAAGGGAACAGGATGGGCTGGCAAAAAATGAAGTTTAGATGCAACTTCTGTTCAGCCAATTCAGAGTTTATCTGGATGGATGGTTATGCCACAGCCAATGGCTTTAGGGTTTACCAGTGCTTAAAGTGTTGCGCCATTGGAACGAAGAATTTAGCTGAAGCCACCGACACGCAAGAACCAGTTAAGCGATGTGACCAATGTGGCTCATGGCAATTTGTAGATATTCCATGTCACACCTGTCAATTAGTTAGGGAAAAACAATGAAAGATTCAGATGAACAATATACGCCTAAATGGATATTTGATGCTCTAAATGTAGAGTTTGATTTAGATGTTTGTGCGCCAGAAGGTGGAGTTGATTACATTCCAGCCAAGAAACACTATTCCGTAGCTGATGATAGCCTTTTGCAAAACTGGGATGGATTTGTGTGGATGAACCCACCATTTAGCGAGGGCAAGATCTGGCATCACAAATTCTTGCAGCATGGTAATGGTATATGTCTTGCACCTATGTCCAAATCACAATGGTTTTACGATGTCTGGAATAATCCTGATTTAAGCATTGTAATGCCAACGCCTGTATTCAAGTTTCAAAAACCTAATGGCAAACCTAACAGCATCTTTATGCCTGTGATTTTGTATGCAGTTGGTATGCAAGGTCGAATGGCACTCGCCAAAAGTAATATCAGTAAGATCAGATGACTTGCCGTCTGACCTGCGGTTATGTTAATAGATTTGGAGGCATATGATACGCTCTAGTTCGCATTCGCCAACAAGGCGAAAAGGCGAGCCCCGTAGGGGATGGCTCGCAAGGTGCACGCTAGTCGTGACCGCTGTATTTGTAGCACAAATGTTAAGCCTTGAAAGAGCTGATTCCCTTGCTCAAGATAGAACTAATCATTACAGACAATGGGCTTTCATACAGTTAAACGATATAGATCAGTTTTATTGTTTAGATGAGTTGAACTTTAAAGAATCAAGATGGAATCCTAAAGCCAAGAACGGTAGTCATTACGGCATACCTCAAGGCAGATCAAAATACTTATCAAGAGTAGATGGATACAAACAGATTGATTGGCAATTAAAATACATTGAGAAGCGATACGATAATCCATGTAATGCTTTGAAGCATCATAAGATTAAGGGATGGTATTGAGTAAATCAGCTCTAAGATCTACTGGTTCAACCAGACAATGGACAAAGATCAGACAGAGGATCTTGCGTAGAGATCAGTTTATTTGTTTCTATTGCGGTCAAGAGGCAACAACTGTTGATCATGTAATTCCTAGACGATTAAATGGAAACGATTCTGATGACAACCTTGTAGCTGCATGTCGAAGATGTAATTTAGCGAAGGGCGGGCGTTTTTTTGTTAGCCGAAGGACACCACCGACCCCCCGTTCCTTTTCTAACCCACAAAACACCTCGATCAGCCACGATCAGACTGGA